GTTAGAAAAATAATAGTGTGTGTGAATTGCATAGTCGGTAAAGTCTTCAACAACTTTATTTATCAATCCGTCTTTTATATCTCTTACAGTCATTTTGCGTTCTCCTGTGCTTCTATCTCGCTTAACCATTCATCAAATGGTTGCCTGACATACTCCGGCATATCGTGCATAAGGACCACTAATTTCGGACTGTCATTCCATTGGATAGTTATTTGATTAGCTACTATTGTTTTAGGTAATTTATTCATATTTTTTTCTCCGTTAAATTAAACCTTTCTCAGTCGCTTTATTGATGATGAAAGGTAAGTTATTGTTTATAAATTCTTCTTTTGTTTGGTACTTTTTTTTAGATCCAGGCCAAGTGCCTTTATCATATTCTTTCTGGTAATTGATCCAGAGTTCATGGACAAAAGGATCTAATTGTTTTTTGGTAATTTTTTTGACTGACCAAAAGCTGTCAAAGATGTACCCGGCTAATGCAAAAAACATAACCAGGCCACCCATTACAAAAATTCCTTCTGTCATTTGATCTTCTCCCTGCGGTATTCAGATAAAACCTTTTTAAGATCCTTGTTTGGCTCTCCGTGAATATCTGTATATAAACAGGCCGTATAAAATAACTCCGGTAGATTATCAGCGATATAATCCAGGCGTGGCGGATCTATTTGGCAGAAGGCCGTATGAAGATCTTTAATAGCTTTTGAGATCTGATTTGCTTTTGTGGTTGGTATATACCGATCTACTAAAAAACGGGCCAGAAGGTCCGTAGATGCTTCACGATATTTATTACTCCATTCATCATGGTTTATTTTTTCCATTTGTTTTTCTCCATTAGTTTATTAATTAGTCTTTTGGCTTGGTACTTGTGTTGAAAATAAATTTCATTGTAAGGATCTAACATAGGACAATAAAATTTCTGTTTCTCATTGGCCTGTAATGTTAAACACTTGATCCAAACACCTTTATATTTAATATGGCTATTTAAAAATAGCTTTCCGCTAGTTTTCATATTTGTCTGCACTCCTTATGTTTTGATAGTTAGTTAAATAGATATATTTGGCCCGTCCTTTTTTAATGATCGGTTCATCTAAAAAGATCCGGGCCTTTCCTTTGTAAGATCCGCAATAAATCCCGAATAGATCCCTTCCGGAGATCTGGACATAATCATTTATTTTAAGATTTGTCATTTTAGATCTTCAAGGCGTTCTGCTTTTTCAAGCGTCCAAAGATCCGGGAGTTTCTCCGGATCTGCAAATTTATAAGCAATACCCTGTATGACTCGATCCAGAGATATTGCTTGGCCAAAAGAACTGCGACACCAGATATAATGGCCACTATCAGAAACCACTTCGTCTGCTTCTTGCAGATCTTTAAAAAAGCAATAATCAACAATGAAGGCCTGATAAATTTCCGGATATTCTCCGTCGTCGTCTTCTTCTCCGTCTTCATTCATTGGATAATAATTATCTACTTCTTCAAACCAATATTCTTTTTCTAAAAATTCATTATGTAAGGTCAGATCACAGCGTCTTAAAAAATCTTCTGTATGCTTTATGATCTTATTAGATCCTAGATCATAATAATCATCTAAAGATCCTTTTTTAAAAGTTCCCTGATATTTGTATTTTTCAATATCCCTTCCAAGATCTTGACCACAAGAATTGCAGAAATGGATTGCAGGCCCAAAATGTCTAACGGCCTTCGTATCAAGTCGGGCCGTCTTTTTTAGGATCTTCTTAGGATCTCTCTCCGCTTCTTGATCCTGCAAAAATTCCGGATTGATAGTTTTGTATTCTAGTTTTAAGATCTCGCTTTTTGAGTCGCAAGACGGACACTTTATAAAATTATAAGTTCTGGTTTCTGAATTTAACATTTTTAGATCTCCATAGATTGTTTAAGAAAAGATCCGCATTGAGATCTTCTACATAAGATTTATTAATTGAATGGCCTATTTCACAAGAACATTTTTTAAATTTGCCTTTGTGCATATAAACGCCGTCGTCATAACAGTTATTACATTTCATTTTTATTTCTCCGTTTGGTTTAAAAATTCGGTCCATTGATCCGCCATAGCTTTCGCAATTCCTACATGAAATTTGCTTCTGATCTTCCAACGATCTTTACTAGGTGGGCAATTATGAATATCGTGTCTTGCGGTTTCTTTAGTCAAAGATCCCGTCTTTCTTAATAAGGGCAAGTTCTTCAACCAAAGGCAAGTCCTTTTAGAAACATTGTCTTCAGCGTTTATATGATCTGCAAATTCATAAGGTTGGATTGTTTGAGATTGTTTCTCAAAATTGCGAATCCTTTCTTTTGCGTGTTTGTGCATTATTGGATTTTCAATTGCCAGGTGTGGAACTTCACAGTTCCAAAGATCCGAAAATAAAGAAGTTCCTTCTTCAAGCTCTTGGTACATTTGCTCAACTGTTTTATTCGGCGGTGGATTGTCTAGCCAACGAACTCCAGAATTGCAAAGACGGGTACATGGCGGGTGTGCCACCATTAACAGATCCCAACATTCATATTCAAGAACATTTCTAATGTCATCTTGAATATGTCTGTTTGTAAGATCATCACTAGGCAGAAGATCACAACTCCATGCGTCATGGCCCAGATCGAGAAAAGCATTTCTAACGATCCCGGAAGTTTCGCAACCAATTAAAATTTTACTCATATTAGGCCACCTACAAAATAACCAATACAAAAACCTAAGATAGCGAACATCATATATCTATAAAAATACAGCTCCGCCATTATTTGTTTTTTCTGTCTATGTCTAAAAGTGTTCATTGTTGGGCCTTCTTTAATTGTTCGTATTGTTCATGAAGATCCCAAAGTTTTTCTGAGATATTTTCAAGGCCTTCCCGGTACTTGATGCACTTGTCAAGATCTTCCTTTTCTTTGTGGATCTCATAAACGGCCTTTATGATCTCCGCCTTACTTAATAGATCCAAGATTTCATCTTTGATCTGCTTTATTTTTGTTTGTTGCATTTCTAATTCTCCGTTAAAAAAACCCATTTTAAAGAATATAAAAGGACATAGCAAGACAAATGAAGACATATAAAAAAGAATAATAGATTAAAATAGGGCCATGAAAGATCAAAAGATCAATAAAGGTGGCCGTAAAAGATTAAATATAGATCTTGATGAAGTTGAACGACTAGCAGGTTTGGGATTAAGCGAGAAGCAGATTGCTGATAACTTGGGCGTTTCATGGCATACGCTTCACAGGAATAAAATCAGATCTGCTAGTTTTGCAAGTAGAATGGAAGCGGGACGCAGTAAAGCTCTTAGTGCCGTAGCAAATAGCTTGTTTAGATCTGCGACTAAAGAAGATCCGAATATACACGCCGTTAAATTCTTCTTATCTAATCGGGGGGAGCAAGGACAATGGGCGGAAAAGGATCTTTCTTTAAATGTAGATCTCAACTTAGGATCTGTTCTAAAAGATGCACGGGCCAGAATTATTGATCTTCCCGGAAGCGACGCTTTACCAGGTATAGATCCCGTTACGATCCCGAATAAAGCTTTACCAGGTACAAGGGCCAAAGATCAAGGATCTAAACAACCAGGCGGACTCCCTAAAAAGAATAGAGCTTTACCAGGTACAAGCAAGATCCCGGATCATAACGGGCCACAAAATAAAAAGGCAGATCCGGCCCGAGATCATAAAGAGATCATAAGCGGATCTGATCCGGCCCGAGATCATAACGAATGAACAAAAAGCAAAAACAAAAAGAACGGGCCATATCCCCCCTTTTTTGCAAATCGGGGGTGTATGTACGATATACTGTTCAGATAAATTTTTTTAATTTTTTTTAAAATGATATTTGTTCTCTCCTTGACACTTGCAAATATCATAGGCAGGAGTATCACGCACTATATATTCTCCTCACTTTTACTCCTGCCGACTAAGTAATGAAATACAAGCCAGAAGAAGAAAAACAATTAATGTCAGATCTTTGGTCTTTAAACATCAAAGACAATCCATACAATTTTGTTAAATATTGTTTTTCTTGGGAGCAAGAAGATACCCCTCTTGAGCATTTTAAAGGTCCTAGAAAGTGGCAAGAAAAAGTTTTAAAAGATATTGCAAATCATATAGCTAGAAATGAAACAGTAGATTTTCCGGAAATGTATAGACTAGCAGTTGCTAGTGGTCGTGGTATTGGCAAGTCTGCTTTAGTGTCTTGGTTAATACTATGGTTTTTATCTACTAGACTAGGATCTACCATAATTGTAACTGCAAACACCGAGCAACAATTAAGATCAAGAACATGGGCCGAACTAGGAAAGTGGCTAACTCTTTCTGTAAATAATCATTGGTGGGAAAAAACAGCAACAACAATAAAACCTGCAAAGTGGTTTGAAGAAGCACTACAGAAAGATTTAAAAATAGACACCGGCTATTATTACGCACAAGCTCAATTATGGTCAGAAGAAAATCCAGACGCATTTGCTGGTATTCATTCTAGTTATGGAGTTTGTTTAATTATGGACGAAGCGTCAGGTATTCCAGGACCGATTTACAGCGTTTCTGAGGGATTTTTCTCTGAGCCGACAAAAGACAGGTATTGGTTCACATTTTCAAACCCTAGAAGGAATAGTGGGCCGTTTTTTGATAGCTTTCACGGCAAAAGATCTTTTTGGAAAAATGAACAAATAGACTCAAGAACTGTAGAAGGCACAGATCAAAAGCTATTTCAAAGTATGTTAGAGCAATATGGAGAAGACTCTACTGTTGCTAGAGTAGAAGTATTAGGCGAGTTTCCTAGTTATGACAATGACACAGTTATACCTATGGAATTATGTCGTTCTGCTGTTATGCGAGAAGTAGATTTAACTGCTTCTGAGCCGATAGTTTGGGGAATTGATGTAGCCAGGTTTGGTGGCGACAATTCTGCACTATGCAAAAGACAAGGAAACTCTGTATTAGAGATGAAAACATATAATTCTATGGATCTAATGGCGTTATGTGGAGCTATTAAAAATGAATATGATGATTGCACTACATTAGAAAAACCAAGCGAAATATTAATAGATGTAATCGGTGTGGGATCTGGCGTAGTAGATAGATTATCTGAACTAAACTTGCCGGTTATCGGTGTTAATGTAGGAGAGTCCCCTTCTAGTAAAAAGAATTACTTAAATCTCCGAGCTGAACTATGGTTTAAAATTAAAGAATGGCTATCTGGTAGAGATGTTTTTATGCCTAGTGATGAAGAATTAGTACAACAATTAGTGTCGCCAATATATAAATATACATCTACCGGAAAAATAAAATTAGA